ACTTGACGCGCTGCGGCGGTCGATTTGTGGTCGCGGTGTGGTCGTGGACGTGGTAGGGGGTGGGGCTGGAGGTGTGACATGGGAGAGACCAGGTATGCAGAGTTGGCGGCGCAGGCGCTTGATGCCGATAGGCGCGCGGCGAACATGATGAGCGAGGCACGGCGACTGACGCGCTATGCCGAGCGAATGCGAGTGACAGCGGACATGGAGCCCGGAGCGCCCGCTCCTATCGAGGGGGTGGTGTCTCGCCCGGAGGTGCGGTCGGTCCAGGTCTACCGGATGCGGCCTGGCGTTTACGGGGTCATGGTCAACGACCGCCGATCCGAGGGGCTCGCGGTGTCGGACGTGCATGCCGCCATCTCGCGCCTAGCGGACCTCGCGGGAGGTGGCCAGTGAAGAGGTACCTGGTGACGATGGTTACGGGGACGTGGCCGGAGCGAGACGTCTACACGCTCGCGGTCTTCGACGACGAGGCGGCGGCCAAGCGATACGCGGCGGCTGTGTCCCTCGACATTGCGGCCGCCGGCATCACGCCCGGCAGCACGACGTGGTACGGGGCGTGTCGTGTCGACCTGAGCACGCGCGTGTTCGTGGAGCACATCGCGGCAAACCCGGAGTTCGTGGCCCGGGCGGTGCTCCCGTGAGCACCATCCCCGACCTTCTCCGCCTCGCTGCGGACCGGCTCGAGCGCGACCCGACGTGCGGCCTCGACGACCTCGCCTACGCGTGCGATCTCGAGCACGACACTCGACATGCGTACGGCGGGCCGAAATTTTACGCCATTCTCGCCCGACGCTACACGATCGGGTTCAGCATGCGGGTGGCCGAGCCGCCGGGGCCATGTGCCCGTTGCCGCTGCGGACTCACGACCGGCCACGAGCCGACCTGCCCGGAGTTGCCATGAGCACCGCGATCGCTACCCTCAAGGACCGCCACGCGCACCTCGCGGGGAGCCTCGAGAAAAACCGCGAGCGCCTCGGCGCCATCATCCCGATCGGGACCGGCCTCACGCCGTCGCGATGCATCGGGGTCGTACTCGACGCCGTGGTGCGCACGCCGGCGCTCCTCAAGTGCACCCCGGCAAGCATCGTCCGCGCGACGCTGCAGGCGGCCGAGGTGGGGCTCGAGCTCGGCTCCCCACTAGGCGAGGCCTACCTGGTCCCGTTTTGGTCCAGGCAGGCCAACAGCGAAGAGGCGCAGTTCATGGCGGGCTACAAGGGGCTGATCAAACTCATGTGCATGGCCGAGCAGGTCTCGCACATCGACGCCCGTCTCGTGCGCCAGAATGACGTCTTCGACTACGACTACGGGACCTCGCCCAAGATCGTCCACCGCCCGGGCATCGGCGACGGTCGCCAGCGCGGCGACATCATCGCGGCCTACGCCATTATTCACTACCGGGACAAACTGTTTCAGTTCGACGTCATGGATCGGGGCGAGTTGGACAAGATCCGTGCGGGCGCGAAGGCCAAGGAGTACTCGCCGTGGAACCAGCACACCGACGAGATGTTCCGCAAGTGCCCAGTGCGTCGCCTGTCCAAGTACGCGCGCCTGTCGCCGCTCGCCAAGCGCTGCGTCGAGCTTGACGACCTCGGCGCGATGGCGCGCGGGGAGTACCTGGGTCGCGAGGTGCGCGACGGGTTCCTGTCGGGCCGCGCTGACGAACTGAAGGGCATGCTTGGCGCGGGCGACGCGCCGGTGACTGTCGTGGAAGGAGAGATCGAATGAAAGCCAGAATGAGCGGCACCCTGCCGACCGTGGGCGCGAGGTGCGCGAGGTGCCACTACGTCGTGGCGTTCACCGTGCGAGACGATGGGATGATGGCGGAGCGGTCGAGGCTCTTGGACCAGGCCGCGGCCGAGCACCTCGATCGCTGCACTGGGCCTGTCGAGCGGTACGAGACGAAGGGAGGCGAGGAATGAGCGACATCAACGTCATCGCGGACGAGTGCTACCGGCTGAGGGTCACGGACGGGCCAGCGCGCGAGCGGGCGACGGCGCTTGCCGTGGCCAACCACATCGGTCTCGGCGTGCGCGAGCTCGTCAAGGTCGCCCACGCGAACGCGACCATGAAGGGATTCCACGACCCGCCCCCGTCGTTTGGCGACCTCATCGCGCTCGCCCACTCGGAGCTCTCCGAGGCGCTCGAGGCGTACCGTGAGAACGGCCTCGCGTCGGGCGTGTCCGGCAACGGCAAGCCGGAGGGTGTGGCGTCCGAGCTGGCCGACACCGTCATCCGCATCGCGGACATGTGCGGGGCGCTCGGCATCGACCTCGAGGCCGCCATCGTGGCGAAGGTCGCCTACAACGCCGGACGCCCCTACAGGCACGGGGGAAAGCGGTTGTGAGGACCATCCTTGCCGCCCTCTTCCCTCAGTGGCGCGACCCGCGCGCCGCTCGCGACGAGAGGCTCTGTCGCGAGATCGTGGCGCGCGGGATCTGCGCGCCGACGGATGACCTCGGGATCGCGGTGCGCGCATGCCTCGCGCACATCGACTCGCTGAGGTCGCAGCGCGACGACATCGCGAAGCGGTGGGACGATGTGTGGGAGGCCCGCGCGGGGATGCTGCAGGAGCGGTGGGAGGTCGAGGTGGAACGCGACAGGGCGTTCGCGTCCCTGCGTCGGATGCGCGTCGCGATCTTGGAACTGGTCGAGAGGATGAGGTGAGCGCATGGGTAGGTTGAGTACACAACAGATCGCAGACAGACGACTCGGCATCGGGTCGTCGGACGTGGCCACGGTCCTCGGACTGTCGCCGTACCAGGGCAACACGCCGCTCGCGTTGTGGCTCGAGAAGACGGGGATGGCCGTCGAGGTGGAGCGCGACGAGATGGCGCTCGACCTCGGCCACCTACTGGAGCCCGTGTTGCTCGGCGTCTTCGAGGCGCAGAGCGGGCTCACCGTGCTGCGCGAGGGGGAGGGCGTCGAGTCGGTCTCGCACCCTGACCACCCGTGGCGGCGCGCGAACCTCGACGGGCGCATCAAGGACAAGCGTGCGGCCGTCGAGGTCAAGGTCGTCGGCGTCGGCATGATGCGGGATTGGGACGTCAACTCTGACGACGGCATCCCGCACTACGTCCGCGTTCAAGTCGCGTGGCAGATGCACGTTGCCGACCTTGATGTGGTGTTCGTGGTGGCCCTCATCGGAGGCACGACGTTCCGCGTCTTCGAGGTCGCACGAGACCTCGACATCGAGCGCCAGATCGTGGCCGTCTGCTCGGCGTTCTGGCATCGCGTGACGACGCGAGCGGAGCCTGATGTGGACGGTAGCGCCATCGCGCGCGCGTGGCTCAACCGGCTCTATCCGCCTCGCGAGCCCGAGGTGGTTGTGACGCTCGACCCCGAGGACGACGGCGACCGCGGCATCATCCGCCTGGCGCACGGTCGCCTCGTGGACGCGGCAACCGAGCGGGCGGCCAAGTCGAGCAAGGACCTCGCGACCAACGCGCTCATCAAGGCCATGGGCGAGCGGGAGTGCGACGTGCTCTACCTCCCCGGCGAGTGGCGCGCGAGCTACCGGACGCAGGGCAAGAAGGGCCGCGTGTTCGCATTGCGCAGCCTTGCTCCCGTCGGCGCCGTGGCAACGGGCAACGCCGACGACGGGGAGGTGCTCTGATGCGCTACGAGGAGTGGGTGGCGGGCAAGCTCTCGACGGTCCCGCCCACGGGATACGGCGACGTCGACGCCACGTGGCCTCACCTCTTCCCGTTCCAGCGCGACGTGGCCGCATGGGCCCTCCGGCGCGGGCGCGCGGCGGCGTTCCTGGACACGGGCCTAGGCAAGTCGCGCATCCAGATCACGTGGGCGGGCGAGGTGTCGCGACGCGAGTCCGCGCCCGTCATCATCCTGGCGCCTCTCGCGGTCGCGTCCCAGACGGCGCGAGAGGCCGCCGCGATCGGCATGACGGCGAAGGTGTGCCGCGAGGCGGGCGACGTGACCGACGGGATCAACATCGTCAACTACGACCGCATCCACAAGCTCGACATGTCGCAGTTCGCGGGCGTCGTCCTGGACGAGTCATCGATCATCAAGTCGAGCGGATCGAAGACGCTCGCAGAGCTCCTGGAAGCCTTCTCTCAAACGCCGTTCCGGCTCGCATGCACCGCGACGCCGAGCCCGAACGACTACACCGAACTCGGCACGCACGCCGAGTTTCTTGGCATCTGCACCAAGGCGGAGATGCTCGCTGAGTACTTCTGCCACGACGGTGGCGAGACCTCGACGTGGCGGCTCAAGGGCCACGCGCGGGCCGCGTTTTGGCGATGGGTCTCGGGGTGGGCCGCCATGGTGCGCATGCCCTCCGACCTGGGCTATCCCGACGACGGGTATCAGCTGCCGCCCATGCGCATCGTCTCGCACGTCATCGCGGCGGACCACGTCAGCGTGCAGTCCACCGGCCTCTTGTTCGCCTCCGAGGCTCGCACCCTGACCGAGCGACGGGCGGCCAAGAAGGGCACCATGGGCGCGCGCGTCGCGGCATGCGCCGAGCTTGTCAACGCTGAGCCTGCGGAGCCGTGGGTCGTGTGGGCGGACCTCAACGCGGAGGGAGACGCACTGGAGGAAGCGATCGAGGGGGCGGTGCAGGTGGCCGGCGCCGACGACACGATCGTAAAGGAGGCGCGGCTCGACGCCTTCGCGACTGGCGCCGCTCGGGCGCTGGTGAGCAAGGTCAAGATCTGCGGATGGGGCCTCAACTGGCAGCACTGCGCGCGCATGGCGTTCGTCGGCGTCAACGACTCATTCGAGGCGTTCTATCAGGCGGTGCGCCGGTGCTACCGGTTCGGGCAGACGCGCGAGGTGGTCGTGCACGTGTTCTCATCGGAGCTCGAAGGGGCCGTCACGAAGAACATCGAACGCAAGCGGGCGGACGCCGAAGCGATGGGAGCGGAGCTGTCCGCCTACACGCGAGGCGCGGTGCGCGAGAACGTGACCGGGCAGGCGAGGCAGACAAACGCCTACGGCGCCGAGGTCGAGATGGTCATTCCGGAGTGGATCCGAACGGAGGGAGTATGAAGGTCATTGGTCAATCGAGTGGGGAAAGCTGGACGCTGTATCACGGGGACACCGTCGACGTCGCGCGCGGACTCCCCGATCGGAGCGTGGATTTCTCGGTCTTCTCGCCCCCGTTCGCGAGCCTCTACACGTACTCGTCAAGCGCGCGCGACCTCGGCAACGTGCGCAACGACGCGGAGTTCTTCGCCCACTACGACTACCTCATTCGCGAGACGGCGCGGGTCATGCGCCCCGGTCGGCTGGTCGCGATCCACTGCATGACCATGCCCACGTCGAAGGAGCGGGATGGCCACATCGGGCTGCGCGACTTCCGAGGCGACATCATCCGCGCCTACCAGCGCCACGGATTCATCTTTCACTCGGAAGTGTGCATCTGGAAAGACCCCGTCACGGCGATGCAGCGCACCAAGGCGCTCGGCCTGCTCCACAAGACCATCCGCAAGGACTCCGCCATGAGCCGACAGGGGCTCGCGGATTACGTCGTGGTCATGCGCACGCCGGGCACGAACGACGCGCCGATCGCGCATACGACGGAGCAGTTCCCGATCGAGCGGTGGCAGCGGTACGCGAGCGCGGTGTGGGCGACGCGAGGGCCCGACGACGACGAGGGGTTCGCGACGATCCTCGGCACGAACGACCCGCGCGACGACTCGAGCACCATCAATCCGAGCGACACCCTGCAGTATCGGAGCGCGCGCGAGAACGAGGACGAGCGCCACATCTGCCCGCTGCAGCTCGGCGTCATCCGTCGCTGCATCCGACTCTGGACGAACCCCGGAGACGTTGTGTGGAGCCCGTTCGCGGGCATCGGGTCGGAGGGCTACGTCGCCATCCAGGAGGGACGGCGCTTCGTCGGCGCGGAGCTGAAGTGCAGCTACTACGAGCAGGCCGCGCGCAATCTGGCATCCGCCCGCCCTCCGCAGTCCGACCTCTTCGCGGGGCTCACGTGAGCTACATCCAGACCAGCACCGGCCGGCTCTACTGGGCGACGCCGGCAAGCTACATCTTCACCGTCGACGAGATCGCCCACTGCCTCGCGAGGATCTGCCGCTTCAACGGTCACATGGGGTGGGAGTCGGTGGCGCGGCACTCGATCAACGTCGCGACTCGTGTGGCCCACATGCCGCCGAGGGTGCAGCTCGGCGCCCTGCTCCACGACGCTCACGAGGCGTACGTCGGGGACGTCGCCGGCCCACTGCTGCGCGCCGGCCTCGCGCCGGGCCTCGTCGTGTTGGGGCATCGCATCCAGCACGAGATCCACAAGCAGCTAGCGCCGGAGCTCCTGGGTCTTACCCTGGCCGACCACGCCGCGATCCACGAGGCCGACTCCGCCGACTGCATGCGCACGCTGTCATCGGGGGCGGAGTACCGGAGAGAGGACGCGTTCACCGGGGACGTCGCGGCCGCGTTCGTTGAGCTCTACGGCCAGCTGGCGAAGGAGTGCGCGCCGTGAGCAAGGCCGACGACGCACGCGAGCTCGCCGGCTACGTGGCGCCGATCGTGCGCGGCACGAGCGAGACGCTGTTGCGTCGTCGGGTCAAGACCTACGACCGCGATACGGGCGAGGTGACCGGCGAGGTCACCATGCGGCAAGTCATCGGCGGACTCGCCGAGGTGACGAAGCTTGAGATCGAAGTCATCGACGGGAAGCGCCCGAATCACTTCACATGCGACACGTGCGGCAAGGTCTTTGAGATGCCGAAGACGTGGACCCCGACGACATGCAAATTGTGCCGCACGGGCGGGCAGACGGTGTGCCCGTGCGGGTGCGGCAAGGCGCCGCCGAATGGCGCATTCCGCCCGGCCGTTGTCGCCGTGCGCAAGGGTGGACGCTGGACATGTAGGCGCGAGGCGGCCCGCCGTCGCGCCGATGCCATGACGCCGGAGCAGAGATCGGAGCGGTCGCGCAAGGCTAATGCTGCCATGACGCCGGAGCAGCGCAGCGAGGCGGCCCGCCGTCGCGCCGATGCCATGACGCCGGAGCAGAGATCGGAGCGGTCGCGCAAGGCTAATGCTGCCATGACGCCGGAGCAGCGCAGCGAGGCGGCCCGCCGTCGCGCCGATGCCATGACGCCGGAGCAGAGATCGGAGCGGTCGCGCAAGGCTAATGCTGCCATGACGCCGGAGCAGAGATCGGAGCGGTCGCGCAAGGCTAATGCTGCCATGCGCGCAAGGCACGTGCTACCCTCCCCCTATGGCGTCGCGCAAAAGACCAGGGCGGACGACTGAACTCAACTTCGATGACGTGACGGAAAAGCCGCGGGCGCCGGAGTTCCGAGAGGAGCTTTGGCGCCTCCCGCTTTTGGAGTTCATCGAGGCGGCGAGCGGCGGGCGCATCGCGTCGCCGACGCACCTTGCCGAAGCGGCAGCGCTGTTCGAGCGGGCGGAGCGGCGCGAGTGCGACCTTCGAGCCGTCGTCGACGCGCCCGTGCAGCACGGCAAGACCACGCTCGTCGAGTGGGGCATCGCGTGGCTTCTGCTTCGGCATCCCGACTGGCCGGGCATGTACATTACCTACGACGTGCGCAAGGCCGAGAAGCACTCGCGGCGAATCCGCACGATCTTCCTCGACAACGGCGGCCAGATCAAAGCCGACTTCAACACCATCCACCAGTGGGAGACGACCGAGGGCGGCGGACTGCTCGCGACCTCGCGCGACGGCGACATGACAGGCAACTCGGCGGCCTTCGTGCTCTTCGACGACCCATACAAAAACTTCGAGGAAGCGTCCGACGCCGACACTCGCGAGAGGCTCGAGGAAAAGTATGCGTCCGAGGTCGAAACGCGCATGGCGCCGAACGGGTTCATCGGCATCATCGCGAGCCGCTGGCATGAGTCGGACCTCAGCGGCACCAAGATCGCCGCCGGCTTCGTCCACGTACACCTTGAGGCCATCCGCGTAGACCAGCATGGCGAGGAGCAAGCGCTCTGCCCATGGGGGCCCGACGCCAAGGCACCGCGTACACTCGAGTGGCTTCGCGGCCGACGGGCGGCGCTCATCGAGTCGGGCCACGAGAGTACGTGGTGGTCGCTCTACCAGGGCGCGCCGAGGCCGACGGGGTCGGGCGTCTTCGGCGACGCCACGTGGCACGAGGGCGAGCTCCCGCCCATGACGAGGTGGGCGTGGGGAGTTGACCTCGCGTTCAGCGCCGGCGCGAAGGGCGACCGTACGGCCGTCGTGCTCCTTGGTCTCGGCGCCGACGGCATCGTGTACGTCCTGCTCGTGTGGTCCGTGCGGCAAGGCATCGTCGAGTGCAAGCCATCGCTGCGCGGCTACCTCGGCACCATGCCCGAGGCTCCCATCGCCACCTACGCGAGCGGCCCGGAGGTCGGGTCCTACCAGGCCATGGCCGTCGAGCACGACCCCGTGAGGGTGCTCGTGATGCCGGCGCGCTACAGCAAATACGTGCGGGCCAAGCGCACCGCGGCGCGATGGAACGCGGGGCGACTACGAGTGCCGTCCGGCCGCCCGTGGGCGCCTGCGTTCGTGCGGCTGGTCAAGGGCTTCACCGGCGCGGACGGGGACGTTGACGACGAGGTTGACGCACTCGTTGCGGCGCACGACCGGCTCATGGGGACGTCGGCAGGGACGGCTTTGGCACCATCGGATTTTCTGATGGGCCGCCGCGTCATGTAGTTTTGCGCGGGTTTTTGCCATCCAAACCTTGACCGCTTGCGTCATGGCCCACTTTGGCATAAGCCGATGGTGTGCCACCGGCCCCGCACGACCCGCTCGCTAGCCCGCTCGCTCGACGCGTTGCGGTAACGCCTGCGCTCGCGCCGGTCTACGACGCATACGGCCGACAGTACCAGGCGCCTCGCCCTGTCGCGGCCTCGCGGTCGGACGCGCGCGTCATGCTGCGCGACATCCCCTCCGTCACAACGACGCTGAACTGGACGGTCGAGGCGGTCCGCGCGGCGCTCGACGGCCACACATCAGGGTCCTTCGCGGGCTCAGCCGTGCTCTGCGACGCCATGGTTGGCGACGACCGGATCCACTCGGCCCTCGGATCGCGGGTCGGCGCGCTGTTCGGCCTCCCTACGCTGTACGAGGGCGCGGACGTCGAGGTGCGCGACGCGTGGCGGAGGGCGTGGGAGATCGGCGCGACGCCGGAAGTGCAGGCTGAGGCCGCGAGGTGGACTCACCTCATGGGCTTCGCGTTGGTCGAGATCCTATGGGACACCGACGCGCCTCGGTGGCAGCCGTACCTCAAGGTTTGGCATCCCCAGTACTCGCGATTCGACGTCATGACTCGCACGTACCGCGTCGCGACCCTCGACGGCGAGGTGGAGTGCACGCCGGGCGGCGGTCGCTGGCTCGTGCTCGCGCCCTACGGCGAGCGCTCGTACATGTACGGCGCCGTTCGCGCCCTCGCGCTCCCGTGGCTTCTGCGCAACTTCGCCTACCGAGACTGGGCGCGCTACTCCGAGCGGCACGGCATGCCCATGATCAAGGCGTTCGTGCCGGAGATGGCGTCGAGCGACGACAAGGACGCGTTCGTCGGCGCGCTCCGTACCATGGGCTCCGAGGCCGTCGTGCGCCTACCGGAGAACCTCGACGGCAGCAAGTTCGACGTGACGTTGCTCGAGGCCACCGCGAACACGTGGCAGGGCTTCCTCTCGCTCATCAGCAAGTGCGACACGGCCATCACGCTGACGCTCCAGTGGCAGAACCTGACCACCGAGATCAAAGAGGGCTCCAACGCGGCCGCGCGCGTCCACGCGGACGTCAAGCAGACGGCAGTGGAGTTCGACGATCGCACCCTCTCGCAAGCCATCGGGCAGCAGGTCGCGAGGGTGTGGGTCGAGTGGAACTTTGGAGCCGGCCGCGAGGCCCCGGTGACTCGCCACGACACCAGCGTCACCGAGGACCACGAGGCCGCGGCGCGCGTGCTCGAGAGCCTCTCGCGCTCGGTCGCGTCGCTGACCAACTCGGGCGTGCAGGTCGACGCGCCGGCTCTCGCGCTGGCCTACGGGGTGAGGTTGCCGATCATGGTCGACGCCACGCGCAAGCCGCCGGTGTTCGGCTACCACTTGCAGGCCGGCGTGCTGACCCGCGACGAGGTGCGCGCTCGACTCGGAGAGCCCCCCATCGGAGGCTTCGACGGCGCCGAGTTCATCGGTGGTGACGTGCTCGACGCGGAGCCGGTGACACCATGAAGCGGCACGCCTACACCGCGCACGCGGGCACCGTCCACGCGATGCAGCCCGAGGCGTTCGGGTGGCTCTTCGACGAGCCCGACGAGTTGACCGTCGAGCGTCGCGGCCCGGTCGCGATCGTCGCCATTCGCGGCGCGTTGCAGCAGCGGAGCTCGTGGTGCGGGGTCGGCTACGACGACATCGCGGCCACGTTCGCCGCGGCCTGCGCGAGCGACGCCACGACCATCGTCCTCGACATCGACTCTTGCGGCGGAGTCGTCGCCGGATGCTTCGCGGCGGCGCGCGAGATGCGGGCGGCGGCCGATGCGAGCGGCAAGCGCGTCGTCGCCTACGCCCGCGAGAACGCGTGCAGCGCAGCCTACGCGCTCGCCACCGTCGGCGACACCATCGCGCTCCCGGACACGGGCACCGTCGGCAGCATCGGCGTCATCGGGTGCGTGGACGACTACACCGAGGCCATGGCCAAGGAGGGCGTGCGCGTGACGGTGCTCACGAGCGGCGCTCGCAAGGCCGACGGCAACCCCATGGTGGAGACCACCCCCGAGGCCATCGCGACGCTACAGGCCACGGTGGACACCCTCGCGAGCGCGTTCTTCGCGCTCGTCGCGGAGCGGCGCCCCCTGTCGGCCGACGCGGTGCGAGGGCTCGAGGCTGGAGTGTTCCTCGGGCAGGCGGCGGTGGACGCCGGGCTTGCTGACGAGGTTGTGGCGTACACGGATTTGCTGGCGCGACTGAGCGCGGAAGGACGACCCATGAGTGAAGCGGAAGACCCGACGAAGGACGATGCCGAGCAGGCCGCCGAGGGTGAGAGCCCCGAGGCCGAGGGCGAGGAGATGCCGCCGGGCGAGGGCGACGAGGAAGAGGCTCCGGCCTCCGAGGCGCCCGCCGCCATCGCCGCGCGCTCGCACTCGTCTCGCGACATCCTGGCCATCGTGCGCAGCATCACGGGGCAGAGTTCCCCGGCTGCGCAGGTCGGCGCCCTGCAGGCTCTCGCGGCCGAGGCCAAGCGAGGCCGCAAGCTTGCGAGCAAGATCGTCAAGCTCGAGGCCGACGCCCGTGCTCGCGAGGTCGAGGCCAAGGTCGACTCCGCCATCAAGGCCGGCAAGCTCACCCCCTCGCAGCGCGCATGGGCGGTCGCCACGGGGGCCAAGTCTCCCGAGGTGCTCGACGGCTACCTCGCGACGGCCACCCGCGTCGCGCCCACCCCGGCCGCGGCGGCGAAGCCGGTGGCCGCCGACGATCTCACCGACACCGAGAAGCGCATGGCCTCGGCCATGGGGCTCACCGAGGCCGCGTTCGCGGCGCAGAAGATCGCCATCAACTCCCGGACGCACTGAGAGGACTCGACCATGACCGCTGCAACCGCATCCCGTGACACCGTCCAGCTCGCCGACGGGGGCCCGTTCACCCTCGAACTCGCGGCCTCGACCAAGATCTACGCCGGCACGATCGTCGCGATCAACGCGTCGGGCTACGCCGTCCCGGCCTCCGCGAGCTCCGCGCTTCGGTGCGTCGGTCGCGCCGAGAAGACCGTCGACAACACCAGCGGCTCCGCCGGCGCGCTGACCGTCGACGTCAAGCCGGGCAAGTTCTTCTTCGCCTGCTCGGGCGCCTCCCGGGCCTCCCGTGGCCTCATGGTCTACGCGGTCGACGATCAGACCGTCGCCCTCAACGACGGCTCCGGCCTCCGCCCCGCGGTCGGCCGCGTCGTGGACTACGACGGGTCGAGCTCCAGCCCGACCTATCAGCAGGTCGGGGTCGAGATCGGCGCGCCCTCGCTGTACGACGGCAGTGTCGCTGGCGGCGGCGTCATCTCGCTGACCATCGACGGCATCGTGACCGCCAACGTCGCGGACCTCACCGCGTTCGCGGTCGCCACCAACACGGACGGCCTGACGCACGTCGCCGGCAACATCGTCGCCCTCATCGCGCAGACCACGGCAAGCCAGAACGGGCTCTACCTCGTCGGCACGGTGGCCACGGGCGCCGCCCCGCTGACCCGCATCTCCCAGCTGTCCTCGGGCGAGGTCATCACGCAGGGCCAGATCCGGTTCAGCGTGCAGGCCGGCACCGTCTTCGCTCACTCCGAGTGGAAGAACACCGCCGCCGGCACCGTCGGCACGGACGACCCCGCGTTCTACCCGCGCGAGGTGACCATCACGCAAGCGCTCGTCGCGGGCGCGGCGACCATCACGAGCGTCCCCGTCCTGAGCGCCACCAAGAGCCGAGTGAGCCTCACGCGCTCGACGGCGAACACGTGCGCGGCGACCGACGGCGGATACGTCCTCAACGGCAACCCGACCCCGGGCGCGCTCGGCACCGCGAGCGTTCCCATCATGGCGTCGGTGCTCGCGGGCACGCTGAACAACGCCGACATCTCCACCCTTCACATCAGCATCGCGAACTTCTGAGGAACAACCATGGAACTCACCACCGCAAACCTCGACGCGATGTTCACCGGGTACTCCGCGGCCTTCGCCGCGGCGTACCAGTCCGCCCCCGTGTGGCACCAGAAGCTCGCCATGCTGCCGACCTACGGCAACGTGGAAGCGGTCGTCAACGGGTGGATGGATCAGATCCCCCAGATGCGCCAGTGGATCGGCCCTCGCCACATCCACAACGTGGCGACTCGCGGCCGCTCGATGACGGCGCTCCCCTTCGAGGAGACCATCGCCATCGACAAGTACAAGCTCGAGGACGATCAATTCGGGCTCTACACCCCCGCGGTGCAGATGCTCGCCTACCAGGCGGCGAAGTACCCCGACTCGCTGCTCGCCGCGAAGATCATCGAGAATCCCACGGCCTTCGACGGGGTGTCGTTCTTCAACGACGCGCATCCGGTCGACGTCGACGCCGGCGCGGGCGGCCCGCTCGGGTCCTACGACAACAGCCTCGCGCTCGCGCTCACGGGCACGAACTTCGGTATCGCGCGCGCGACCATGCGCGGCTTCAAGGGCCGGGACGGGCGCGCCATGGGCATCCGCCCGACGACGCTCGTGGTGCCGCCCTCGCTCGAGGACACCGCGCAGCGCATCATGACGAGCGACTACCTCGCCTCGTTCCTCATGGGGTCGACGACCGCCGGCAACGTCGCGGCGGAGCCCAACATCTACAAGGGCGCGTGTGAGGTGCTCGTGGTCGACGAGCTCGAGGTCGCCCCGACGACCTGGTACATCGTCGACAACAGCAAGCCGATCAAGCCCTTCCTCTTCTGGCAGCGCAAGGCGCCGGAGATGGTCTTCCTCAACCGGCCGACCGACCCGAACGTCTTCTACTCCCGGCAGTTCCTGTTCGGAGTCGAGGCGCGCGGCGTCTGCGACGTGACGCTCCCCTTCCTCGCCATCAAGTCGACGCCGTGAGCCAGTACGCGACGATCGCCGAGCTGTACCTGTACGGCGCGCCGTCAACGGTGTTCGGCGGTCTCGCGTCCACTGTCCTCGACGACGCGCTACAGGGCGCGAGCGGCCGAGTGGACTCCGCGCTCCGCACCCATCGGAGCAACACGCAGTTGCCCATGACGGTGTGGGGCGCGGACGTTCGGCAGGCCGTGTGCAAGCTCGCGACCTACGAGATCCTGTCGGTCCGCGGACTCAACCCAGCAGCCGGCAGCGACGCGAACATTCGCATGCGCTACGACGACGCGGAGCGGTGGCTTCGCGGTGTCGCGCGCGGCGAGATCCACCTCGACGTCACGCCGTCGCTCACGAGCGCATCGCAGGGCTCGGCGGTGGTCCTTAGCAACACATCGAGAGGGTGGTAGCCGTGGCGTTCAAGGGATTCCAGCGACTGCACGGCACTCTCCGTAAGCTCTCCGAGGTCCCATCGCAGGCGGCGGCGGATGCTGCCGTGCGCATCGCGGACGTCATCGACGGCCAGTTCGCCGATGGCGTCGACCCCTACGGCAAACAGTGGGCGGCCCTCAAGCCGTACACGTTGGCCAAGGGCCGCTTCCCCCCGCCGCTCACGGATACGGGCGCCATGCGAGAGAGCGTCGAGGTCAAGCCTACGCCGGGCGCTGGCATCGAGGTCACCATGGGCGTCGACTACGCCACGTTTCACCAGACCGGGACGCGTGACATGGCGCAACGGCAGATCATGCCTCAGTCGGGCGGCCTCCCCGCGTCGTGGTCCTCCGCTATCGCCGACGCCGTGCGCGAAGCGACACGGAAGGCGGTGGGCTAGTGGGGTCGCTCGCCGACTTCATGACGGCCCTCTCGGCCGACGTCGTGTCCGCGCTCGCGGCCGGGTCGTACCCTCCCCTCGTGGATGGCGGCATCCTGTTTGGACCCGCACGCGTCTACGAGCAGTCGAGGCCGCCGCGCATCATCGTGACGCCGCTATCGTCGCAGTTCTCCGCGCCCGACCTCTATTCCGCATCGGCCACGCTCGGCACGACGGAGCGCCGCAAGCAGGCCGTCATGAAGGTGCAGCACACCGAGCGCGTGACGTTCGAGGTGCGGTGCTGGGGAGGCGACTCGGCAGGCTCGCTCGTGGCCGACTACGACCTGACGCGCGCCCTCTACCACTGCGTCCTCGCATCGCTGCAGCGCCTCGCGCCCAACCACGGGCTCGACAAGACGGGCGCCTTCACGACGGCCGGGCCACTCTCCTCCCTCGGCCGCGAGTTCGTGTTCACGACCTGGCTCGACACGCCGGTGCTCGATACGCTCGTGCCCTACAACAACTCGACTCTCTACGCGCCGGCGACCGTTGCCCCGGTGCTGACTGACACATTCGTCGCCGCGACAGGCGAGACAGGAACCGGGTGCTGATATGGCCGCAACTGGCAACGTAGAGCTCACGATTCTCGACGGGGGCGCGGGCGTCGTCTCCGTCCCCGCGACTACCGTGCAGGTCGTCATCGGCACATGTTCGAGCGGCACGGCCGCGACTGTCGTGGCGAGCCGCAACGCGAACACTCTCGCGACGGCCGTGGGCTACGGCCCGAGCGTCGACGCGGCCGCCATCGCCATCGCGGCGGGCGCCACGGTGCTCCACATGAAGGCCGCGAGTGCGAGCGCGGGCGTGGCCTCGGCGGTCAGCCCGTTCGCGACGGGCACCAGTGTCGTCACCGTGAGCGGAGCTCCGTACGACGCCTATCTCGTCAAGGTCTACGTCGCCAACGGTGGGACCGTCGCGACCACGGGCATCCGGCTCAAGATCTCGCTCGACGCGGGGCGCACCTACGGGCCCGAGATCTCGATCGGCACGGCCACGAGCTACGCCATCACGGGCACCAACCTGACGCTCGCGTTCGCCGCTGGTACCATGGTCACTGGCGAGTCGGTGACGTTCGGGTGCACCGAGCCGCTGCCCGCCACGGCCGGCGTCTCGGCGTGCCTCACGGCCCTCGCGGCGTCGCCCTACGCGGTGACGGGATGGGGCTCGATGCACATCGGCGGAGTCTGGACGGGCGCCAACGCGACGACGATCCAAGGCTACCTCACGACCCTCGAGACGGCGCACATCTACACGCGCGCCATCATCGCCGCGCGCGACAACGCGCTCCCCGCGGCCTACGGCGGAGCGGGCGAGACTGACGCCACGTGGGCCGCCGCAGTCGCGCTCGACTACTCGGCCGTGAGCGCCAAGCGTATCTGCGCTTGCGCCGGCAACTACAACATGCAGTCGCAGTTCCCCGTGGCGGCCGCTGGCGCGCCCATCCTGCGACGCCCGCTGTCGTTCGCGCTCGCGGCCCGACAGGTCACGATCCCCGCGCAGCGCCTCGCCTCGCGCGTGCGGGATGGGTCGCTGCAGCAGATCGTCATCGACCCGACCAACGACCCCACGGACGGCTTCAATTACCACGACGAGGCCAACGCGCCGGCGCTCGACGTCGCGCGCTTCACCGCCGCCCGACGTCGCGACGGAAAGCCCGGCTTCTTCATCTCGAACCCGTTCCTCATGTCGCCCGGAGGGAGCGTGTTCAACTTGCTCCCCAAGGGCGTCGTGATGGATATCGGATGCACGCTGTTCAATCAGCTCGCGGTCGACAACGTCAACGACGACATCCCGTTGAACACCAACGGAACGATCTCGGAGACCGCCGCGCAGAGCATCGAGACGACCATCCGCAACGCGATGAACGACCAGATGCTTGCGACAGGCATGCTCTCCGCGCCGGGCGTCGTCGTCGCGGTGGACCGCACCAACAACGTGCGCACGACCGAGCACGTCAACATCGCGGCGACCCTGTACGGCAAGGGCTACGTGCGCCAGATCAACGCCACCATCGGCTACGCGAGCTGAGGAGTCCAGACCATGACCGACGTCCTTGTTTTCCCCCTCGTCAACGGCATCCGCCACGCGTTCTCGTCGATGTCGTTCGTCTTCAAGAGCACGAGCGGCGGCGGGTCGGAGGATATCCCCGACATCCGAATGTTTCTCCGCTCGATCGACTACGGCCGCAAGCGCGACCGCGGCGAGGTGCGCGCCAACCATCCCGACCCCATCGCCAAGACCCTCGGCGAGAACAGCTACACGGCATCGATGGAGGTCTACCGGGCCGAGTGGAATCTCATCCTCTCGACGTTCGGCAACGGCTACGGCGACGACACGTTTACGCTCCTTGTGACATGGGGGCTCTCCGGCTTCGAGACGGTGACCGACGAGCTCATCGGCTGTCACTTCGACTCGAGCGACTCGGGCGGCTCGCAGGGCTCCGACCCGAGCGTCGTCAAGATCGACTTGAGCCCGCTCAAGATCAAGTTCGCCGGCCTCGACGACCTTGCGTATCCGCTCACGATCCCCTAGGCTATCGGGTGAAGGGCGCGCGGCTGCGCGTCCTAGGCCGGCCCGCTGGCGAGCGGTGAAACGGCCATCCCTCACCCCCTGAAGGATGGTCCCGCATGGCCCGTTTCATCCCCGTCACTCCGCCCGACCCCGACACCCTCAGCGCGCTCGACGAAGAGCACGACGGCATCCACGTCGCCCTCGGCCCGGACGCGTCGCCGTTCGTCTACGTCATTCGCCGGCCGACCGCGAAGGAGCTCCGCGCGTACAGCGCCGAGGTGAAGCGCGCCGACGCGCTCGACGCCAACCGCAAGCTCCTCACGGCCATCACGGTCTACCCGTCGGCGGCCGACGTGGCGCGGCAGGCGGAGCGGTGGCCGGGGTCGCCCGGCGCGGTCCTCACCTCCACGGGCTTTGCCGAGTTCTCCGGCGCGGTCATCGGGGGGCACCAAAAATAATCGTCGCTCTGCGCGAGCGCATGGCGCGGAGCGAGGTGGACCTGGGGCGCGGACTGGCCGCGATAGTGCGCGACCCTGACAGCGACGAGGCCGAGGCGGCCTACCAGGTACTCGCGGAGACGGTGCAGTGGTGGCGACTCCTCGCGCAGAACCCCGGGAGCCGCATCGTGGGAGGCAAGCTGACAGACGATCCGGAGGCGGCGGCGAAGGCGTACTACGCAGCGAAGGGCTTGAGGGATGGCGGTCTACACCGAGACGATTGACCTCGACGGCAACATGTCCGAGCGCGCCCGCGAGGCCGCCAAGGGCATCGCTACGCTCGAGGCCGGTATCGTCGCGGCCAACGCCGCCATGACTCGCGCTGCCGCCCTCGGTGACGGCAAGGCGTTTGCGGCCGCCGAGGACAAGGCCAAGGCGTTCCGCGCTGCCATCGACGAGGTGCCACCTGCGCTCGTCGCGGAGGCCAAGGCGGCGGGCGACGCGAAGGCGCAGAGCGAGGCGCTCGGGAAGGCGCTCGACGCGGTGGGCGGTGTCGCGCTCAAGGTCGCCGCCGGGCTCGCGGCGGCCACGGTCGCGATGGGCGCGATCGTGCTCAAGGGCGTCGAGCTTGCTCTGTCCGCGAGCGACGCCAAGGGGGACATGATCCTCCTCTTCGACGCGCTTGGCGACGGGGCGCTGACGGGCCAGCAGGCTATCGCCATGTTCGACGCGCTCGGCGCAAAGACCGGGCAGACTCGCGAGCACCTCGCCAAGACCGCGCAGGCGTTCGCAGCCATGGGCGTGACCGGCGTCGACCAACTCGAGCGGCTCACGCTCGCCGCCGTATCCGCGAGCGAGATGGCCAAGGGCGGCGGCGAGGCGTTCGAGCTGATGTACAAAAAGATCGCCGCCGCTCAGGCTACAGGTCAGGCGCTCAAGATCCCGCTTAAGGGCCTCGGCTCGCTCGCGGACATGGGCCTCAAGGTTGACGACGTGGCGAAGCAGATGGGCATCAGCGCCGCTGAGCTTGGCAGTCAGCTGAGCAAGGGCACCGTCAACGCAAAGGCCTTCGGGGAGGCCCTGCAAAAGAGCCTCATCGAGAAGGGCGCTGGCCGCGTCGCGGACGCAGCGACCGACCTCACCAACACGTGGGCGCGAGCCAAGGAGAACATTGGCAAGTTCTTCGAGGACATCGACACGGGCCCTTTCCTTGCGGAGCTCGCCAAGGTCTTCGGCCTACTCGACCAAGGGAGCGACACTGGTAAGGTACTCAAGGTGGCCATCGGCGGATTCTTCAAGGAGGTGTTCGCGGTCCTGACTCAACTGCTCCCGGTCGCGCGGGACTTCCTCGTCGGCCTCGTGACGTGGGGCCTCAAGGCTTACATCGCCCTCAAGCCGATGGTCGACACCATGCGCGAGATGGCGGCGTCGGGCGCTGGACAGATGGCGATCGAGGGTCTCACGACGGCCCTCAAGCTCATGGCCATCGCGGCCGGAGTGGTGCTCGTGACGGTCGGCGGTCTCGCGGCGCTTGGGGTCGCGACGGCGGCGGCGCTCGGCGAGATCGTGGGCGCGGTCGCGGCGCTCGCGGGACTGGTCATCTCGACGCTCACGGGATGGGCCGTTACGGCAAACGAGATGGGCGCCAACTTCGTCAAGGGCCTCGTCGCGGGCATCCTAGGCGGCCTCCCCTCCGTCGTCGGGGCGGTGCGCAGCATCGGCGATGCTGCCATCGGTACGTTCACCGGAGACATGGGCATACGCTCCCCGTCAACGGTCATGAGGGGCCTCGGCGTGCATCTGCCGGGCGGCCTCGCGGCGGGCGTGGACGATGGCGCGGGCGTCGTCGAGAGTGCCACGCAGGGCATGGCGGCGAGCGCGGTCGGGGGCGTCGAGGCGGCTACCCCGTCGGGCTCCACCGGGAGCGGCGGCGGCATCACGGTCACCATCGAGCCGGGCGCCATCGTCATCCAAGGCGGGGCGGGCGAGTCGGTCTCCGAGCTGACGGAGCAGGCGGTCGCCATGATCTTCGAGCGCATCGCGCTCGCGCAGGGGCTCGCATGATCAATCCCTGGACCAACGCGGAGGCCTATTTCAATTTCAAGATCGGGACGACCGACTCGCCCGGCATCGTCGTCGCGCATGACGGATGGGCGTCTGTCTGGAAGTGGGACGCGAAGTCTGGCAAGGGCACCAAGAAAGCCAACCTGACGCACACCGGGCAGCAACTCGCCGAGGGGTCGTTCACCATCGAGCTTTGGTTGCCGCGGCACGCCGACGAGTGGGAGCAGTTCTATGCGCTCTGCGCCTACAACACCGACAAGGCGCCGGCGGCCGCCCTCAACCTGTACTACCCGACCGTGAGCATCACCGGTGTTCGCGCCGTCGTGACCACTGAGATCACGCCCATGATGCCGGCGGGGCGCGGTCGCTGGCGGTCCAAATTCTCGTTCCGCGAGTGGGTACCAGCGCCCAAACGCAACGCGACGTCGACGCCCACGGGCTCCGGCAACGGCCCTCGCACGGAGCCTCGCGAGCTCGAGACGGGGGCGCAGCCGCAGCCGGTGGCCGAGGATGACAGCCTCCTTTCGCTGCTCGAGAGGGCGAGGCAGGCATGAGCTACGCGACCCTTGCCGGCGTCCGCGTCTCCTCCGCTCGCGTGTCCCTGCCGCTGTACGGAGTGTGGGTCGCCGACGTTGTGCTCCCCGTTGCGGCGGAGCTGGCGGGCCTCGTGCGCCTCGTCATCGGGTCGCTCACCCTCGTGGGTACGCCAGTGCGCCAAGCCGACTACGGCGGCGACCGGACGCTTCGCATGGTCGGGGGGCGCAACGGATGGGGGCGAGACGTGGCGGCCGTCGGCTACGCCAACGCGTCGGGCGTGCGGCTCGCGGACGTGCTGTCGGACGTGGCGCGCGACTCGGGCGAGGCCATCACGGGCTACGACTCCGAGGCCACGGTGGGGACGCACTACGCGAGGCTCGCGGGCCCTGCCTCGCGCGTGCTGCGCGACCTCGCGGGGCCGCTCTGGTACATGCGCACGGACGGCGTGACGACGCTGGCCGCGCGACCGGACACGCCGATCGCGACCCCGTTCACGGTGACTCATCGCGACGGCCCCACGCGCCGCACCATCGTCGCAACGGAAGACCCGCAAGACTGGATGCCCGGGCGCCGCTTCGCGAGCGTCACGACCCCCGACCTGCAAACGATCTCCCACGTGTCGCTCGTCGCCGCTGAGTCGGGCGAGCTTCGAGCCGAGGTGCTTACGTCATGAGCGACCCGACCGCAGCCGACCGCCTGCTACGCGCGTTTCGCGTGCTGACCGCGAGCGCGCTTCCCGAGGAGCGCTTCCACGGGCTGTACGAGTACGTCGTCACGGACTCGCGAGAGGGCTACGTGGACGTCAGGCCGGCCGACCCGAGCATGGGCCTCCCTGACCTTGGCGACGTGCGGATCCTGCCGAGTGCCATGGGCGAGCTCGTGACGGCCAACACCGGTAGCGCGTGCGCGATCATGTTCCTCGACGGCAAGCCCACGAAGCCGCGATGCGTGAGCGTCGAAGGCCCGTCCGGCACCGTCCGCGCGTACGCCGACGACATGTACCTCGGCGCGTCGAGTTCGCTCGGCGTGGCGCGCGAGACCGACCCGATCTGCCTCGGGTACTTCTGCGTGGACACGACGACGAACACGATCTACCGCTCGCCTCCCGAACTTGGGCCGCTGCTGACCGTGTACGTGCCGTGGCAGAAGTTCACCTCCGTGGCCGACGTCTATTGGTGCGTCGCGACCAACCCGGCTACCCCGACGGTGCCGCCCCCGCCTGGCACTCCGGGAACGGCGGTAATGGGCATCGTCAACGACGGCAGCTCGAGAGTGAGGTGCGCGTGACCGACTACGGGCAAGACTTCTCACTGTCGACCGACCTCGACACGACGCTCGGCGTGTCGACCGGGCGGCTCGTCGTGGTCGAGGCCATCGGGCGGCGACTACAGACTCCGCGCGGGCGACTCATCGGCGATGCTGACTACGGATTTGATCTCGCCGGCTACCTCAACGACGACGTCACCCCGTCCGTCATCGCGTGGATCCAGTCGCAGATCGAGGCGGAGGCCCTCAAGGATGAGCGGGTGGTCATGGCCGACGCGACGGTCACGTTGGCCACCTCCGACGTCCTCACGGTCAAGCTCGCGCTCGTGCTCTCTGACGGCGACTCGTTCGACCTCGTGTTAACCATCGACGCGGTGAGCGTCCCCGTCCTGAGCGTGGAGTAGTCATGGCCCTCGACATCGAAGACCTCGTCACGCCACCGACTGCCGACGAGGTGCTCGCGTCGCTGCTCTCTGTCGCCGCCGCTCTCGGCCTGTCCACGACATCGTGGCAGAGCGGGCAACCGAGCCACACGATCCTACGCCTCGTCGCCAACGTCATCGCGTCCACCATGTCGGTCGTGTCGACCATCACGCGCGGCGGGCTCCTCGACTGGGCGGGGTCGGTCACGCCGGAGTACGGGCCCGGGTGGCTCGATGTCCTCGTGGCCACGGGGTGGTCGACCGTGCGGCGCCCAGCGACGTACGCCACCACGGACGTCACGATCACAACGACGGCCGCGTGCATCGGAGGCACCTACGCGGCCGGCGCGTTCCGTGTCGCGCGCGGCGCGGTCACGTACTCGAACGCCTCGACCATCATCATCCCCGCCGGCGTCGGGTCGGTCACGGGGTCGTTCGTCGCCGCCGTCGCGGGCTCGGCGGGCTCGAGCGGCGTGGGCACCATCACGACGGTGGTCACCACGCTCGCGGGCACGTCGTGCACCAACAGCGCCGCCGCGGTGGGGGCGGACGCGGAGCTCAACGCGGACCTCGTGACGAGGTGCAAGGCGAAGTGGCAGAGCATCAGCGTCGACGGCCCGGCGGGCGCCCACGTCTACAACGCGAAGACCATCAACGGGGCGAACCAGGTGCCCGTGACCTCGGGCGCGCTCACTCAACCGGCCCTCCCCGTCACGCGCGCCACGTCGGTCGCGAGCGCGAGCACGGGCACCGTAACCACGTACGTCGCCCACGCGGCGGGCGCCTACGCGACGCCACCAAACCACACGGGCGACAGCGCCAAGAGCATCGCGAGCAGCACCAACGCGAGCCCCATCGTGGTGACCATGGCGGCCGCGCACGGGTACACGACGGGCGACACGGTCTACATCTCTGGACACCTGGTCAATACGGCCGCGAACGGGTCGTGGACCATCATCGTCACGGGCGCGACGACGTTCTCGCTCACGAGCTCCACGGGCAACGGCGTCGGCGGGGCGACCGGGAGCGCCTACCGCTACTCGGACCTCGACCTCATCGACAACAGCATCCAGGCCAACGCGGTACCGTCGACGGTGACAGCGGTGACCCTCTCGGCCACGGCTACGGCGGTGACGGTCGTGGGTACCATCACGGTCACGGGTGCGACCGCCAATAGGACCGACGCCGACCTCAAGGCCGCGGCGTCGACGGCCCTCACGGCGCTCTGTTCGACCATCCCGATCGGGGGCATCGGCACCTCGACCTACGTCTACCTCGAGCAGATCAAGGGGGCCATCCAGACGGCCCTCGGCGGCGTCCTGCTCTGCCCCAACGTGGTCCTCTCGGCGCCGGCGGCCGACGTCGCGGTCCCGGCCAACGGCGTCGCCACGGTCACGGTAGCGCCCGTGTTCACGATCGCGAGGGTGTGACGATGGCGGGCCCTTCCACACTGCGCGACACCATCGAGCGCATCTCGCCGCCGTGGCTCACTCGCACCGTCGGCCTCCGGCTTCTCTACTCGATCGCCATCCAGCTTGACGCGTTCTGGGTGCTCGCGGAGCAGGGCGTCAAGGCGCACCTGCCGGGCGCGACCAACTACCCTCCGAGCGCGCTCCCCTATGTCGGTAGCGAGCGCGACCTCGACCGCTACGAGGGCGAGACCGATGCGGTGTACGCCGCGCGCATCGCCTACGCCCATGACCGGCACCGCGGACAGGGTGGCCCGCTGGAGCTCATCAACCAAGTGCAGACCATGACGGCCGGGCTCACGTCCGCGCTCGTGCCGGTGCGCGTGGTCAACAACGCGGGGCGGTGGTGGTCTCGTGCGTCGCAGAGCGCCGACTTCGTACAGACGATCTCGAGCCCCAATAACTGGGTGTGGGACGCGCTCACCACGAGGTGGTGGCGAGGGTGGCTCATCATCGACTCGACCCTTGGCCCGTGGACCGTCGACGTGTGGGGGCATCCGGGAGTGTGGGGCGACGGTGGGGTATGGGGCTGCAACGCCACCGTCGCGCAGGTCGCGAGCATCGAGAGCGTGGTGCGGAAGTGGAAGTCGCGGCACGAGTCGATCCAGATCATCATGACGTGGAACACCACCACGTTCGAGCCCACCGACGCGAGCCCGCCAAACCCCAACGGGACATCTGATACGTTCGTATGGCAAGCCGCGCAAGCGGCCATCTTCGGGAGAGTCATCACATGAGCACCGCATACGCACCCGTCCCGACGATCTTGCCGGCGACCATCACCCTTCCGCAAGACCTCGTGGACCAGCGAAGCGCCGCGTCCGTCAACGTCCCGTTCGCGACGCTGGCCGACGCGGTGGCGTACCTGAGCGCGTCAATCACGACTTATCGTGGCATTTCGCGGCCGCCTCCGTACATCTCGGCCGGCGTCGCGGCCGCGGGCGACACGGCCTTCTCGGCCGTTGTCACGCCCACCCCAACGCAAAGCTACTCGCTCGCGTTCCCGGACGTGTACACCGCGGCCGCGGAGGGC